AGGAAGACGCCTCAATCGATGAGATTCCCTCAGATTTTGAAGGGTGATCATCACATTTGTCCCCGCTGGTTGGTTTAGGCTTATCAGCGGGTTTTTTCTGCGTGATAGGGCGGTTTGATGCCTCTTTATGTGTTTGAATGCAATTCCTGCGGTCGAATCTGCGAAGTTCTACAGAAATTCGGAGACAAATGGCCAAATTGCGAGAAATGTCAGACTCAAATGAAAAAAAAGCCCTCATTGACTAGCTTTTCGCTCAAAGGAGACGGTTGGGCGAAGGATAACTACGGTTTAAAGAATGGCTGAACACTCATTAGACGACATCGTCCATTCAATTCAGTCTGCAGTTATTGCTGCGACCGATATTGCCGAGCGTCATGAGCTCGACTCAATTACCAATGAAGAATTTTGGGAGTTGAAGGTCGATGAAAAGGGTGAACCCATTACCGATGACGACGGAAGACACATATATGCACCTCGTATGGTCGTCATGGAACTCCCAACATGGGAAGATGGAGTACTGGTACAAAAAAGAGTGCCGGTCCCGCTCCAATCCCTCACGACTGGCCAAAGTCTTCGGGTGGATACACTCGAGGTTGAGATGTCTGTGGAGATATCTGGCCTTACTGCTGACAAGAAGAAGGGAAAGCTGATGGTTCGGCCATGCTCAAATGCGCCGTCATGGTTTAAAAAAGAGAGCAATACTGCTAAACTCAAGCTGATCTTCAAGGGCAGTGAGCCTCCAGAAGGTTATGCAAGAATCGACGATCAACTAATCAAACTGCTTCCGTAGGATCTAATCATGGCAGATGGGAATGATTCTAAAAGTTTAGATGCCGATTATCTTGCGGCATTGCGAGATACAGACCTTTATAAAGAAACCTTTCAGATGGCCTACCAAGACCCTAAAGAAGCCATTGAAAGGGTAGGCCACTACCATGGTATTTTGGGACGATACGGATTGTTTTTCGAACCAGAGTTTTCAAGAAAAGAACCATATGATACTAACTATAGTAAAGCTGCCCAGCAGTTGCGTCAGTTCATTGTTCGAGACGGACCCGAAGAAAACAATCCGAGAGATGTTGATAAGGGAGTAGATTATCGTATTGGCACGCATGTCAAGGATAAACAAGCGGTTATTCAACTTGCACTTACAGAAGCCTTAGAATCACAAGAACAACAAGGAAAACGATTCGTTGACACATTCGGTGGTTCTGATGTCAAGACGGGATACCCTAAGTCCACGCGATCTATGGGGCAAACAGTTGAGCCTTTGACAATGCCTAGCGAACAAAAAACAACTGACCAAACACTCATGGAAAACATGAGACAAAAATAGGAGAGCATCATGGCAGATTCCGGCCTCGTACAAATGTCATCACAGTTTGGTGGCCTTCCAATGGAGCAACTCATTGGTGGTCCTCTGAAAGCTGCGTGTAACGCTCAGACACTGCTTGCAAAGGCATCAAGCGATTTCATTCAAGATGTCGGACTTGATACTGATGCTACAGGCAAGATCATGTCTGCCCGCACCGTAGACTTTAGCTTCAATAAGCCAGTCCAAGATGCTGCCGGAAACACAACGATGCAGAAGGTGGATCTCCAGGTTCCACTGCTTGCCATCATCAACACTCCCGCTCTGTCAGTTAAGGAAGCAGAGGTTCGCTTTACCATGGAGGTTAAGTCCTCTACGTCGAGCAAGACCACATCAGACAGTAAGGCTGACCTTACAGCTAAGGCTAAGTACAATGCTGGTCTGTTCAGCTGCGAAGTGACTGTTCATGGATCTGTGGCTAACCACAGCGAGAACAGCCGTAAGAGCGACAACAGCGCAAAGTACGACGTTAAGGTGCTTGCACGCGATGACGGGCCTCCAGAAGGCCTCATGAAGGTTCTGGATATGCTCAACGATGCTATCGCGCCTACTCAAGGTGTCGCTCCACCTAAGAAGTAATCAAGTCCCCTGTGCTCCCCCACCCATATCGCTTGTCCCATTCTCGGGGCATGAGCATGGGCGATTCCTACCGGGTGGGGGGGCGACAGGCATAGACCCATTTGGTCTTAATCCATTTTTTTGGTGTGGGTTTAAACATTTTTGATCTCGGATAGGCTGAGATCAATTTTAATCCTGTGGATTAAAACCTGGCCCCACTTGAGTGTCACGACTTGAGTGGGGTTTTTTTGTTACACTATCGCATGGCCAGATGTGGGCGATGTGGATTCTACAAATCCTACGATGGAACTAGCAAACAGGCAGGGACCTGTTTAATGTACCGGGGGCTCCAGATTCCAGAGGACGCTCTTTGGGAGCATCGGACTTGCTCGGAGTATCTCCAGAAGATTCCTGACTGGACCCCTGAAGATCACTTCGACTTTGAATTGAAGAGACATGGTGTTGAGCGCAGTTGGCGTGCCAATAGACGAGCGATGGTCTTTTCTTGTGCGGCATTAGTTGTTTCTATCCTTACGCTAATAAGCAAGCTGATTTAGCCTTTCTCAACAATCTCGAACAACTCATCGACGCGCTTCTTCATACGTTTGACCTTACGTTCAACATCGTCACCGTCGAAATCAGCAGAAATGGTAGCCGTCTTTTTCTCAATACCTGCGAGCTTCGCCTTCAGGGCATCGATCTCTACTTGCATAGCCGCACACTTGGCTGCACAAGGAGGGGGCTGCTGTCCCTCAAGACCCTGATTCTGGGACTCAATCTCAAGCTTTTTCATCTCTCGTTCATGCTTCTGTTCAGCCCAATCACGATATAGCTTAAACGCTTTTGAACCACCGGCTATGGCCATACCAGCCAACGCGATTGCCACCATGGGCGCATGTTCGCCTCCCAACGATTTAGCGGCATTAGCCGCTGCTGTGATGTCTGGAGTGACACCGACCGATTCAGATAATTGTGGAGGATCAGGACCTGGATCAAAGGCTGGAATATCAACCGGCTCAGGGCTTGGAGTTGGGGCTGGCGTGGGCGTTTCTGCTGGTGATGACATGAGTTTATTTTCCTCGTGAAGTCAAAATGTCGAGCTTAGACACGATTTGCTCTTGGATTTTATTGCGAACCTGTAGAAAATCTTTGGCCTGAGCAGCAGTCTCAGCCCTAGCCTCTTTGATTACGATGTCATACCGCTCACGCATCTTCTCAATACGGTTATCGTACTCGTCGTTAATCTCTTTGAGTTGCTTCTGGAAACCCTCTACAAGAGCATCCAGCCGCTTTTGCATGGTAACAAACTGGTAAATCAAAAAAGCAGCGAAAACCCCAAGGTGTCCGTCACTGAGGAGTGAGTCAACTAACGCTTCCACTAGAACTCCGGTTCGTCGATCAGCGTATACGTAAAGCTGTTACCCCACTTCTCCTTTGCTGCGTAGCAGATGCTCATAAACTCTTCGAAATCAGCGCTGTGGCTAAAAACCTGACATCCGGCGGACCACTTGTTTACTTGCGTCGAGGCTGACCCCGCCTTGTGAATGTTGATGCCATACATCCCTTCAGTAATTGAGTCCACATCAAGATCAATAACGTCGTCTTTATTGTCGTCCCGATAAACTTTGACCGTACCGTTCCTCTGGCAGAGCGCATCGTATCGTCCCTGGTGCTTGTCAATCTTCCAAACAGATCGATATTGACCTGGAACAAGAATAGCAGTTCCATTGACGTTGCTGGGATTTTCGAGCCAGTATCGACCGGGCTCTGTAGTGCATTCCCAAGTGCGGGCTATCCACCCATTCTCATCTCTAAACACCACACAGATTCGATCATCAAAGCTGTTGGCCTGATGATCCTTACTGCGAATACCAATGATGTTTAGGTTGTACTGACCATTCTCGAATACAGTGTGCCCAAGAGAGTCAACGTAATCAAGAATAAGTGGTCTCATCAGTTACATCTCGCGTTTGTTGCGGCGCAAATCTTGGCCTGGTTGATAGCTTGCTGCTGTTGAACCTCGAGCATTTTACCCATAAGTTCTTCCATCTTATCAAGGCGCTTTTCTACACCCTCAATCTTAAGATCAACGACTTCCTGCTTGCCCTCTTTAGACTCAATGATTGTAACTCTACGTTCGAGCTCTTCTGTGTCTTGAGCAGCTGATTCAAATGAAGCAAAAGCAGCGCCAGCCGCAAACAATATCGTTCCGCAGGGAATGGCTATATCTTTAATATTCATTTTCCTGCTCCTGATGTGTAATGATATGTAGCACCTAACCCGGCAGTGACAATACCGACGATAACTATTGTCTCAATTCTACCAAGCCAACGCTGAGTTCCAGGTCTTTCTAACCAAGGTTTTGGTTTTAGCGCATCATTTAGTTGCTCTTTGTACCAATCTCGTTCCATTTCCAGCTTTGAAGTTTCAATTCTGTACTGAGATTGAATTGCTACGCCCCACCTTTCAGTCTGCAGTAAATCAGAAAACTGAGAAAGCGGAACAGCAACTGCGGAGCATTTAGCAACTCCATTAGAATCTAATAGCAAAGGAGAAAACGGTTGACGTTCATTTATAGGAACAACCTTCGAACACTCTCCTTTCACAGCATCTGGAGCTTCAGGCCGCTCAATAGGGTCTGATGCATAGGCCAAACCAAGGAAGAGGAGGAGCCCCGTCATCATCGTCGTCTCGCATTACCAAGATCAGCAAGATCAGTAGCAGCAGAATCACCATCAGTGGCTGATTTGATTCGATCTACTTCTTGCTCAAAGGCTTCTTTAACAGAATCCATAGCCGCATCAGCAGCTTTGTTTTCTGGCGGCTTAGGCTCACGTTTTGATTTGGAAGACTTTCTTTTTCCAACCAAAAATGCCAGAAGGCCAAACACAAGGGATACAACAATGGTGATGAGCTCATTCATTTCACTTAGGTCGTTATAAGTTTGACGATAACTGGGTTTGTGGGGTTTTGAGTTACACCAACTTCAGCAGAAGTCGTACACCACATAGAAAGACCAGCGGTGAATGCAACACCTGATGGCATCGTAAAACATGTTTGCGTAAATGCAGGCACCTTAAAAGAATAATCAGGAGTTCCCGCACCATTTGCGGTAAGTGTACTTGGTGTAGCAGTTACTGCGTCACGTATCTTAAAATAAACTGCATGAGAGTTTGCCTGATTATCAACTTCAACTAAGTAAATGATACCTGTTGTTCCTGTAATATTGGCTGTAGCTTGACTGCCTATACAGTTTCGATCGACAACATATTTACTGCCCAGTTCTGTGTACGTGGATGTTGATGAAGCAGCCATTTTTCCTCACGAAGTAACAATTTTTACAGAAATCGTAGCAGACGGAGCAGTGTTATCGGCTGGATTTTGATTCTTTGTGCATGCAAAAGAAAACGAATCAAAAGGCACTCCAGTTGGCATTTCGTATACATACGTCGAGGCCCCCGGAATCTTCAAAACCATTTCTGCAACCGTTGTTCCCATCGTCACGTCAGCAGTATCAAAAAACTTAAAATACGCAGTATCTTGTTGATGGGGGTTAGTCAGAGAAATTGAGTAAATAGAACCAGGCTCAGAAGTTACATTTTCAATTGCAACATTATTACACGCTGATTCGTGAATAATCCTGTACTTGAAAGCATCTTCAAATTTGGTAATTGATGTTGCCATTTATTTGTTTTTACGCCGAGTTTTAGGCAATTTGGTATCTAAAGCGTCCAACATAGCAGGAACATCTTCTCTCATCGATTTATCTAATCGACGTTCATATTCTGGATCGTATCCAGGCGGTAGACTACGGCCCATGGGCTTCGCTCCACTAAGGTCAGGCCTTGCAGGCATTGTCTTAGGCAGCGTTCCGGCTTCGATTGCTCTTGCGCTTTGACCAGGAGCGCCTTTGCTGCGCGCTATTGCCGCATTTATTTCAGCCAACTCAGCTTCACCACCAACAGTAGGCATAGGAATAGACTTGTCGTCTGGGTCTGTATACTGAGGCATAGGAGCCATAGGTGGAGCGTTCGGGTCACCCTCATAAAAGAATGGGTCTGGGCGTGGTGTCGGAGTTACTGTTCTAGGAGCAAAACGACCGGGAACGGGATCACGACCATACTTTAAAATAATAGCTTTCTGGGCTGCAGAAAGCTCTACGTCAGAGCCACCCTCCTCTTTACTTTTTGCTATTGCCGCATTTATTTCAGCCAACTTAGCTTCTTGTTCTGGTGTCATAGCCATGATTCACCCCCTATTTCTTTGTAATGTTGATAGCAGCCATTGCCTTCTCGGCTGAATCGCCAGCAATGTAAGCAAGCGCTACGTACAGCCATTCACTCGAAGTGATAAGACCAGCAGGAAGAAGGCCAGTACTGAGAACCAGAACAGTAAGCCGACGCCAAGAGACACGCTTCTGAGAACAAAAAAGAGAGTTGATAAAGTCTTTCATGACTTCTCCTAAATAAAGAGGAACTTGGCTACCAAAGCGTTGGCAGCTTCTGTTGGGGCTTGAGTAGATCCATTAGCTTTTGTTGATGTTCCCCAGTAACGCAGGCCACCGGCAAGAGCGTTGCCTTCAGAGCATATGTACTCGATTTTCTCACCAGCTGGAACAGGGAAAACATAGTCTGGATTGTTACTGTCAGGCGAACCAGAGGTGTCGTCGTATACTTTAATGTATGACGTGCTCGTTGTAACTACACCACTAGACCCATCACCCATAAGGTAGTACCACGTAGTTGACCCTGAGTTGGCCTGAGTAGCAGTTGCATCAGTTATAGCATGATCTGTTACTAAAGTATCAGCAAGAGCTGCTGGAATCGTTCCTGTTGTTACAGCCATTTCAGCCTCCCTATGAAACTACAAGTGTAGTAATTAAACCGTTACCGCTATTTAAGGTTGGCGATGTGGTGTTGTTGTCGGTCGGGCCAGTAACTGCCCAAAAACTTAATTTAGTAAACGCCAGCCCAGCAGGAATGTGCCAACGCTTAGACTCTGCAGCATTGACTCGAATCATCATCTCAGGGAGAGTTGTGCCGACCGTTACGTCTTCATCACTCAACGTCAATTTGAAATAAGCATTAGAAGATGATCCATTGACCAATGAAATCTCGTATAGCCTTCCAGACTCAGACGTTACATCTACGTTTGGTGTGGCGTTAGTAATCGTTTGCTTGATGATCCTGTACGTGAGAACCGTACTGTCAAATTGAGCGGAAGAAAGTGCCATCGGAGATCCTTAGAAGTGTTTCTATTATGCCATATGTTCTTATAACTAAGAATCATCTATAAGGTTGATATACCCATGAACGTTCACAACGTTTGGGTTTTGGCTTGCGCCCGTGATTGTGTTTGGACCACTAGCCCCCTGAAACGTCCAACCTGGACAGGCAAGAACTGTGCTTTCTGCTGGTACTTTAACTTTGACCTTATTGGCATCACCCGTTCCAGCAAAGTGTAATGTCACAGTCTCTGGGCTCGTAGAAATGTTTGACAACCAAACCCAGACTTCTTCAAAATCAGCCGTAGTTGTGGTGATGCTATGAATCGTTGTGAATGTGCCAGTATCTACAGCAAGCGCAAAAGGTATTCCATTAGTGGAGCCAGAGAGGTGGTTTCTTACGATAGTTGCCATAAAAAATCCTAAGAATCACGCTTTGACTCGAGCCACTGAACAAAGACAAGAGCATCATCGGCAGATGCCAAGGCCGCGTCCCAGATTGATTTCTCCATCATGTGACCGACACGTATCATTTCGTGGGTTGTTGATGACTCTTCATCAGAAATCGTGCGCGTTTCTGTAGAGACGCTTACTTCATGTATCGAGTTTTCGCAATCATCAGAAGTCATGCTGCACCTGTTCCAAGCTTGCCTGGGTTAGCGTTAACCATATATTTAAGTCTGCAAGTGATTACAGCTGGGTCGTTGCTTCCATCTGCGTCACCTTCGCAACCAAAGAAAGCCCATAAGTATACTTGAGTATCTACATCAAACACACCGTGAACGTTAGCCACCTCTTCACTCAAAATCGCGGACGTGTGCTTCTCGTAACTACCAGTAGCGTTTTGACCAAACCAAGAATGAGACCACACAGTATCTGTGTCTTGAGACGCTGATCCAACACAAGGGCCAACGTAGTAGTTAGAAACTAAGTGTTTCGTATTTAGACCCTTACTGGATCCCGCTCCACTATTATACGCAGTAGATCCGTTTCGTTTGCCGTGCCAGATATGAAACTTCGGAGTGTCGGTAGACGCAGTCTTAATGTGGAAACCGGTAGCGAGATAGTTGATGTGAGCACTGGCCGCATGTATATCTGTGTTGCGTTGACCAATCGCCATGCCCCAAACAGGATCATGTTGGTTTGTGCCTACAAGATTTCCGCTACTACTAATAAACTCATTTTGAGTTTGAAGAATAAACGAGTCAGCAAATGTGATTCCCTTACCGTTCTTGTCTTTCAAGGGGATAGCATACACAGCCATGGTGTGAGCGTGGTCTTGTCCCGTAATGGCGTCGGTAAGAGTAAACTGAATCTGACCCGCCGAATCTATGGTCATAGCGCTTACCATACTATTTGGGTCATTTGAGACAGCGTCTGGAGCAAATGGGTCGAAAGTTCTCCAGCCAGTGTGAACCTTTTTTCGCTGTCCAATGTGCTGATGGGTGAAGTTGCCTGGAATCCGACTCATTACAAAGTCCCCCACCCGCGAGCGATGTCAGCTTCTACCATGTACCAAAGCCTAAAAGTGACTACACATGCGCTACTCGCACTATTCACAGTGTTGCAATCACTTACACATGCGTAGATGTAAGCTTGACCTGCGGCAGCATCAAAACCCTGGCTTGTATTGAAAGAGGTCGTAGCGTAACCTCGGCTACCGCCACCGGCTTTGTCGTATGGAGTCCCGTGATTAGAGTCAGCAAACACTTGGTACGCCATATGAGTGTTGTCCGCTGCGTCGTGATCTGGCCCGACAAAAAAGTTAGCCTCAAACAAGTTGGCTCCGTCGTTCAACCCAGAAAAGCTACTGACTAAGTGCCCGTCACCGTCTGTTTCTAACCGACAATAAATACCCGCAGGAGCCTCGTCAACAGCTTCACTCTGATCCGAGTCAGCTTTACATCTCCACCCAAAAAGCATGTGCCTGTTTGTGGTCGAATCTGCATCACTGGCGTTTTCCGCAATCCCAATAGCTATTTGAGGCTTACTTTTGTTGGTAGCAGAACTTTCAGTCGTAGACGTACTGTCACCTGAGATACTGATAAGCTCGATCCGTGTGCGCAACAGAAAGGGGTCACCGAATGTTAATGGTGCCCCTTCTGGGGTCAGTAACGGCATAATCCCAACGTACCCAAGCAGCGGAGACTTATCTAAAGTCACACTATGAGTCGTAGCAAAAGTAGCTACAGAGTTGCCTGTAGTTTCAACCATAGATGAAATAACGCTTGAAGGATCTTCAATGGTAACTTGCGAATCAGTAAACATGAACTGCCTCCAACCAGTGTGGGCATGCTTCGCGCTACCCAAGCTGGTGTGACTGAAGTTTCCTGGTGCAAGATTACGACCCATTATTAGCTCTGGTCAATGACGTTTACGTGGCCGTGGATAATGACTTCGTTGTTGTCATTAGACGCTAACTTCGCTTGTATCTCCACATTTGTACTAGCGCCTCGAAGGGTAAATCCAGGAGACACGTACAGTGTTTCGTTGGGCTGAATCACGTAGTTCTTTTGTTGTGCAACAGCGGCACCAGCCCCGTCAGCACCACCAACGAGAAGAATCAGTGTATGAGCACTTGACGCAATATTTGTCGCCCACAAATGAACCTCATGGTACGTCGTGGTCGTAGTAGTGTTGCATTCGTGAATGTCGGTTTCGGTTGTACCGTTGACAACGATTCCAATACCATCACCCTCAGTACCGCCTGGAGACAAGCAAGCGCGAGAAAAAGTAGCCATTATATATCCCTATGAAAATACTCGTGTGGCCAGAATCAAACTGGCATCATTTGCTGTAACAGACCCACCGCCGCCTGCAGTGGATGTACCTGATGTAAGTTGAATATCGTTACCTGCATCTGTCGTAAAATACAGTTCGTTCGGCGTTGCAGTCTTTACCCAGAGTTGCCCAAACGCTGCCGTATCTGCTGGCGCGTTAGCCATTTCTTTCAGTGCCACCGCAGCAGTTGCGCCATCGAGAGCGAGCGATGCAGCGTGAGCCGTTGATCCATTGATTACGACATTACCGTTTGTGTTGATCCGCATGCGTTCTGCAGCAGCGTCTGCACCACTAACTTTAGTATGGAACTGCATTGCTGAAGTGCCTGTACCATCACCACCACCAGACTTGAGAATCAAATCTCCACCGTTTAGGTCGTTTGCGCCAGTAGTGGTAGAGCCCGCTGCAATAGTTAGGTTTTTTCCTACAGTCGTTCCAGTGTTGGTGATTGTAGAAATTGTTGTAGCTGTTGTGTTCCCAGCAGTGCCCAGCGTAGTGTCTCCACCACTGATTGAAATATCACCAGAAAGTGTTGTGTTTTGGCTGTCATCAATGCTTAGAGCCAATTCAAGACTTGTTCCGTTATTAGTCGAAACCTTGAACTGACCCTTAGCGTCATCTGAAGAACCAGAATGAGCTCCCTCGATCTGACTCAAAGCGTTTCCGGCGTGGTCACCGAAAAGAACCTTAGACTCGGCGCCGCCATCAGTGTGCTCATCCGTTGAGTTTTGAACTACAACAATCGGGGCAGAAGACGCTACCTGAAGAATCTGACTGGGGGCAGCAGTTCCAATACCGACGTTGCCGCCGTTAAACACCGCAGCATAATTTGTATCAGCACCACTTACGTTAACATCAACACCAACGTTAGTTTGTGTCCCTGAAGTCCCACCAGTTAGGTCGATGTCTAAGCCAATGTTATTGACTGTGCCTACCATCGTCGGACTGTCAGAGTTGATATCTACATCAAGGCCGACGTTGTTTCCGGTTTGACCTGAAGCAATGATTCCAGTCGCATCGTAATCAATGTGTGCGCCGATAGTCGTGTGGTTTGTTGTCGCCGTTACATCCGAGTCCACCAAAAGCGTCGTACCATCGAAAGTCAGGTTGGCTTCACCGTTCAGGGCCGCAGCCCCAGTGGCTGTGGTAATACGGTTGTTTGAACCATTGGACATCGACACTGCACTGGCGGAACCGGCAACCGATGTGCCTGATGTGATCTGAACATCATCACCAGCATCCGTGGTGAAGTACAACTCATTAGGTGTCGCGTTCTTTACCCACACCTGACCATATGCTGCAGTGTCTCCATCAGCGCTGGCCTGCTCCTTGAGCGTAACTGGGCCTTCTACCGTGAGTGCAGTCTTAGGGGTAGTAAGACCAACACCAACACGGTTGTTGGTCTCATCAATAGACAGCGTTCCGCTATCGACCTCAAGATCATCAGCCGTGATTGTTGTAGCCGTAATAGTTGTCGTCGATAGAGCGCCGCCACCACGATTGTAAAAGTCACCCATTTTGATTTCCCGTCATTTTGTTGGTCGAATCGCCCAGTGCAACCTAGCTTTCTTAAGGGTTGCTCCTCCACCATCCACTTTAATCCAAAGATAACATTTACCAGAAGTGGTTTGACCACTGGGTGCAGTTACAAAAACATCAAGCGCGATAGAGGTGCTTCGCAAACTCGTATCAGTCATACCAGACCACAATGGATTCAAATCTGACTCGCCCGTCATAGGGTTGTCGCCATCCGAATCCCACGCCAGAAAAGCTGAAACCTTCGCTACAGTAGAGCTGGTTTCATCTAACTGAAGATCTAAATGTGAAATATAACAAGCCTGTGGCAGTGCCTTAGATAAAGCGTCTGCCGTCGAGTCTTCGTGTAGTAATATTTTTTTACCTAAGACGTAACTAGTTCCAATACCTGATACTTCAGCATCATTGACAACAAACCCTTGCATGGGAGCCTCCAGAGAGAAGTGATCCGGGGGACGTTTGCCCCCCGAGTCAGGGGTTCAGGATCAAGTGCGGTCCCAGAGTACCGAGATGTAGTCGATGTGTACTTCGTGTACTTCAGCATCACCATCCTTCTGCATTTCAATGTATGGCTGAAGATAATCAGTAGCTGCCATGCCACTGACATCAATCTTTTCAGGCAAAACACACTGAGTGCCGTCGATGTAAAACTTCACGTCCGTAAGATCACTCATATCGATCTTGAACACTTGATAGGTGCCACTTGCGTAGTCAACACCAGTGTCGTTGTCATCGTTGTCGGTAGTTCCATGATCATCGCCTTCAACAAAAATGTTGTTGTTAGCGCCTTCCATACGGAACCAGACATGGTCTTGAATGTTGTCAAGAGTGTTGTTCCGAGCAGATGCAAGACCAATTACGATGCGGTCATTGGCAGAAAGCGTGCTCCCAGCCAAAACAAGCTTTACTCGCGCTTCGAAGATTGGGTTCTTAGTTGGTGAAATGCAGCAGTCATCGCCCAAATATGTCGCCAAGTACTCAGCTTCATCATTTGATGCAAACTTCATCATATAAACGCCATCTGCGGCAGGCTGAAACGCAAGGGTCGGAGCGCCAGCACTTGAAGTGTCGTGGTTCACAAAACCTTCACCGCCAGCAGAATCGAGAGGAAGAGCGCCACCCCCGATAAAGTCAGAGAAGATTTGAACCTTGTCGCCTACGCCGGTTGTGTACCAACCTTTATCGCTAACTGCGTCATGCGAAAGGCGACGACCGCCCATAAGTTCAGGGATTTTAGACATTGTTTACTCCAATTGGGAAGGGGAAGGGAATTCAGGAAAATAATATCACGATTTCGTTGTTAAACCTATCGCAGTTTTCTTTGTTCGTACAGGTGCTGTTCTTCTAGTTGTTCATATGGGTCTTGAGAAACAGGGTATCTCTTTTTATATGTTCTATCTAAATCTTTGAGAATAAGTTGGCGAACTCTTGTCGTATTAGGAACTAACTGAGCTCTTACCCCAGCCACACCCAAAAACTCATCCATTGGCGTAAGGCCAACTCTGGGGCTTAGAGTATCACCATCTACGAATTCAAACTTACGATCTTTTTCGTCAGCAAGTCCAACCTCTTCTGCTTCAAGCCTCAGCCCTCTCAAAGCTGCAGTAATCGCCTCTACAACACCCATGTTTGATCTATCAAGCTGTGTAATAATGCTCATTGATCGACCAGTTCCTGGTATTTGAAGCATATTTCTGTAAAACCACCACAGCCTTCCATTGTCTGCATGAAAGTATTGTCGGCCTTCAGCCATCAATCGCGGATTGCTATAACTTTTTCTGGTTACTCGCAGCGCCTCACGAAACTGGCCCCCAGTGACGGCTAAATCCCACTCCATTAACCATGCCGGAACATTGTTATATCTGTCAATTTGACTTCCATAAAAAGGGTCTACACCAAGAGCTCCAACAGGCAACATTTGCAGCCAAGGAGTAAATTTAGTGAACAACATGCGGGCCGCTTCTTCATCGCCCCTAACTGTGTCGTATGTATTGAGTATAAGATTCAAAGAATCCATAATTGGTGTTGGTGGCAACACGTACATTCTTGCGTCATATGATGTTTTATTGGCTACAGCGTTGCTTATACCAACCATCATTCGTTCTTGAATGTATTCAGGAAGAACAGCCTGTGGGTCGTTTTCAAGGTTTGCTTGATGCAGGCCGTTAGTAAGCCTCAACTGGTTCGTGATTCTTTCTGGACTTGTAAGAAGAGTATCGTAGAACAAGTCCATGTTCTTCCGCATATAGCTATAGAACATGATGACGTTTCGCGCGTATTGACGCTCCCACTCAGTCAATGCGCTGTAGTCAAATGCCGCCCTTCTAGCTAAACCTGCTGCCTGACCTGGCGAAATTCCATCGTTAAGTTGGTCAACAAAAATTGAAACACGATAAAAGTTATCTACAGCAGTGGCGCAATCTGCCAAATAATCGTTCCAAGCAGTAGCGTACCTTCCTGCTTTTTGAACCATAGTTTCGTTTTCGCGGAGATATCCCTTAATGTCGTCGGCCATTGACCGTTGAGTTTCTGCCTGAATGAAGCTTGAGTTCAAGCGGTACATCAACGCCATGTCAGCAACCTGATCGGCGTTGTATATCATTCCATTTTTAGCGACAATAATGTGGTTACCGAATGGCTTATAGTCGCCATCAGCAAACATGCGGCCCATTACCGCTCCGACCATTTTGGGGTTTTTCGCCAACATGGTGACGCCCTTGATCGGATCTACAGCAGTAAAAAGCTGCAGAGCACCGCCGAGAAAGTTTGCGGTGTAGTAAGCGGGGTTTGGAATAAACAAACCAGTAGTGACACCACGCTTGATGTTTTGAAAAGTGACGGGAAACAAATCCATCAGTGCGTCTACAGCGTTCGCCGTTTTAATAAATCGACGTACACCTGGGTCTTTTTTCACATCTATAAAGGGAGCGCCAACATCTAATGGGCGCAAAGACCTCGCAACGTCTGTACCGTATGCTTTTCCAACGGCTGCAGCCCTCACAAGGGCGTCTTGTATTTCCTTGTTGATGGCTTCAGGTCCGTAAGCAATGCTTCCATCTGGAAATTTGATGTCAGTGAGCGTTTCTCCAGACCTGATTGTTCTTACACCGAAACGAACCAAAGCCTCTTCAGCCGCTAATTGTGCGTCAAGATCAACAAAACCACTCGTGTAGAACTGTTCACCAGTTTTCTCGAAGGCTGCGTGCCTGTATGGGCCTCGAGGACGACCCGGTTTTCTCACTACCGATCCTGTATCTTTTTGCTTTCTCAGTACCTCTGTGATGTCTTGGAACTCGAATATGCTTTGCATGTAACCACGAACACGGTCATGGAATGCATGGCTAGTTTCGATTGAGTACTGAGCACCAGTAGGAGATATTTTCCCTTTAGGGATCCGGTAGTTCACATTGGCACCGGGCATGCCGTGACGAACCATGGTGTCATACAAGCCTTGAAGCTTGTCTTCGGCCATAAGACGAACCGTCATCTCTAAAAACGCCTGTGCTGGGCTGTAGTCTGAAACTTTAGCTGGGTCTAAACCGAGCTCGGCACCTTTGCTTTGTGCAAGATCATACAGCTTTTGCCATCCTTTTCCGCCTCGATGAAAATATACATAGGCCTGACTCAGTGCCTCATCATCGATCTTAGATGGCAGTTGAAATGCCTCACCAGCAATTGCAGATAAAATGACCTCGGACCTACGACGAACATATTCGGCGTGGTACTCAAGTTGGTTTTGTATTTTAAACAAGGCGTCTGCGATCATGACCCTGTCTACATCCGCAAGATTAGCCACGTCAGCTGTGCTCATTCCAGTGTCGCTACTGTATCTTTCTAAAATACTAAGAGCGGTATCAATCTCCTCGTCGAGTCCTTTGAATCCGCCAGTAGAGCACAGATCCTGCAGAAGTTTACGAGTAGAGTTTTTAGTCAGAAATTGGAATCTACTTTCACCATCAACGATGGGAGCAATAGACTCCTTTTCGTCACCAACGGTTGCAATCTTTTGTACGTACTCACCCTGAGCCAGTTCATCTTTTCCAGCAACAATCTTTTTTCTTGTCGTTAAGCGTTCAACATCATCATCAGCAAAATCAATGTCCGCGTCAGGATCCTTCAGCTTTTCTGATTTAACAAACTCATCTTCTATTCTCGCGATCTCCGCTTCTGAAAACTCTCTCATTATAGAGAGGATGCCTTTCTTTCCTGCTTCGTCGTTGAACGGACTCAAGTTTCCGAGCAAAAGCTCTACTTGGTCTGGCGTAATCCGCATGTCGCCTTCAAGCTGAAGCCTCATCTTATCGAATATTTGTTCGATTGTAGCCTCAGGATTGGCCCTTCTCGCGTCTCGAGCAAGATTGATTACCTCTTCACGGACACCCTGAAGCTTTGAAAGCTCTCTACGCAAAAGCTCCTTCAACTCAGGGCGGACATTGCTCAACGGGTCGTCAAGCTTGAATCTTTTTTCAACGCCTTTTACAAATGAATCAAGCTTAGGTAAGACCTTTTGCAATTTAGCTCCTGGCCCTCCCCTCAATGAACCCAGTAAGGAATACGCTAAAGAGCGTGGTATCGCTTCGGTATACACGGTCCTTCTAGCGAATGCGCTTGCCTCCACATCCGTCATCAATTCGACTACACGGTTATAGTTTTCGAACGATACGACATCGATTTTTGCGCTGGGTCCGACCAACTCTTGTGGAATTTTGCTAGCAACAAACGGCTCCGAAGCAAGACGCTGTATGAATACTTTGAATCGTGCCTGTTGTGCTTCGTCCAAATTAATGGTTTGAGACTTAGAGTCGGCCATACCTTTGAGTCGTTTTGCGCTCAAATATGTTCGCCCAGAAAGCTTGCTTTGGTCTTCGATGCCAAGAATAGATGCCATTCTGGCGTTTACTGTACGGCGGATACTCTTTACTTTGTCTCTTGTAACGAATGTAGCGCCGGTCAAGTTGACCAAATCCATTCCCCTAAGAGCCTTTGAGCCCTCTTCGCGCTTCATTGTTTCAGCAACAACGTATCCAACCGCTTTAGCAAACACATCAAGAGCGTCTACTTCTTTTACGTCTTCAGTAATACCTAAAGCCTGCTTTACATACTCGGGCTGGGTTTCAATGTCCGCAAATGGTCTCTTTCGACCAGCCTTTGCCCGAATACCCTCTTCAAGACGAGCGCTAAGTTTAGGATCAACTACGACAAGAGTTCCAGGCCTGTTGGGCCTTCTGATGTTCCTTTTAACGAGCTCAGGACGAAAGAACCTATCCGGCTTCAAGAGCGTATCAAGAACAGCACGCTTCATTTTACCAGCATCACCTGAGGGCAATATGG